TTTTGAAGGGGATATGGCGAGGGCTTGATGCTAAAGCAAGAATACCTTCAACCTTAAGCGAAAGGTCATCTACTGTTAAGGGTATGCAATAGTAAGGTTTACCATTACTATCAGCCGAAGACATATTAACAGTATTAGGAACTCTTCTCAATCTTGTTGTTTGTCCTACCCTATCATCTAAGGTGTGGCTGTTACCTACTTTAGAAATCAAATACTGTTTAATCTCCCTAAAGAAAGTTTGCACATTTCTCATATTATTGGCTATTTCACCGAATACGAATAAATGAAATCCTCTACCTGAGAAGAATAAAGTGTGTTCATAGTCTCTACTTACTATCAATTCCATCACCTGTTTTACATCACGCCAAGCCTTATCTAAATTATCTGTATGGGCATCAAAATCTAAGAAAACTCTATCTATAATTACTGAAGATTCTACTTTTGCTTTCTCCGAAAAGTGGGCAAAGTCATATACTGTGGTATATACATTCGTGCGATTGTTCTGAGCATTAATAAAGTCAGCATAATCATTCCTCACTAAGACTACTTTTCTTCGCATTTGGGGTGCGTTCTTTATGTGACTCCCCGCCCACACTTCTCTCGGATATTTCATTGTTATTCCCCTTAAATTCTATTGTCGCTGTGTCCAGCATTTCTTTAATTATTTCTGCTACTTCGCCGTATAAGGTAATCAATACAGTTTCTTTCATTACATCTTCCAAATAATGACCGACATAATCTTCTTTAATTCTTACTTCACTTACAGTCTTAAACTTTTCTATAAGTGTCATTTCACTATATATGTCATTGGCTAGACTAGTAATAGTTACTTTCAAATTAGATATTTCATTGAAAGTCCAATTCTTAGCCAATACCTTTTTCTTAATTTCATCAATCATAATATCATAACCATGTATCTTCTTGAGCCGCAGGGCAAATACCATAGTAACTACACCATTGGCTACACATAGGGGCATAGAACTTTTCTTTGAAATTAGTCTTCTCATAAGAATATATGAGTTTAGCAATTCTATTCATAACCGAAGTCATAGAACGCTTTGTTGCTTTCTCAGCAAAAACATAATTTGCGGCTGGATAATACCAACCCCAATGAGTTACTTTCATTTCAGGAGTTAAGCCATTCTTAATCAATACTTCGGGTGGAGAGTTTTCAATTAATAGTTGATAGAAAGCCATTTCTTGTCTCATCTCGGAGGCTTTACTATCTTTCCATCCACCTGTCTTAAACTCAAAAGGAATAAGACCATCATCTTCAATAAAGATACGGTCAATAATCCCTTGAATATGAATCTTGTAATCTCGTTGTAAAGTATATTCTTCATAATTAAGAGAAGCATCTCCTTTATATGGGCCTCTAGGGATAGTGATTTCTGCATCAAACTTTCCTTCATTTACAATAGGTAAATACTCATGAGTTTTATCTTCTGCTTTTGCTTCAATAAAACGCTGTGCTTCAAAGGAGGCTACTGTTAATGAAATATCATAATAATCATCTACTGGCATTAACCCAGTGCAGTATTCTAATATCTCACTATTATTCATAGTCTCCGCTTTCTTCACATCAAAGGTATTAAAAAAGTCTTCTCTATGATTATGCAATACAGTTCCTTTACGCATCGCTTCGGTTTGGTCTTGAGGCCGTCGTTCAATATAATTAAACTGATACTTCTTAGGACACCATTTCATTGTTCCTAATGAAGACTTTGTTATCTTCAATATAGGTTGAGAAGGGTCATCATAGTTCTCAGGCTTCCAATCATAAGTAAACTCATTCATTGATTTAATTTTCGTTTCATATTTTTCATCATCATTCATTGTCTTCACCACCATTCTTCAAGGCTTAATTGTATTTTTCCTGTCCGTATTGAGGACATATCCCAACCCATAGCCTTGTAAATGGGTTCGGCTTTCTTCACTACTTGTTGAGAATAGTGTTCCCAATCGGGCGTATAAGTGTTGAAATCCTCATAGGTTGTGGCTGATATGTAATCAACAACTCGCCTTTCATGTGTTAATGGATGAGTATAATAATCATTCACTGTCTTAATTTTGAGATATAAATAAGAATCATCAAAATGAGCGTCTTTCTTTTCCCAAGCAAATAATACTCCTGCAATTCCAGAACCTATTGTTGGTTTCTTTCCTTCAAGAGTAGTAAATCGGCTAGTTTCAGTTGCACATTCTTTACAAACTGAATGACTTAACTTAATACATTCTCTCAAATGATATTTCTTACGACATTCGGGGCATTTCACCGTAAACCTAGCAGGTCTAAGGCGGCTTCGTTTAATAATAGAATCAATATCTATATCACCGTTTAACACAAGTGAATAAGTTTGGTATAAGTATTTGTTTATTTGTTCCAAAGACTGTTGGTTCACCCACATTTTTAATACAGTGGTTTGAACTTCTTTCTCTAACTTAGTTGCACTTACTCTCTTTGCTACAAATCCTGTCATAGTAAACTTAGGTTCATCTAAATACATTCCATCTTCCCAAGTAATCATTCCAGCGTTTCTGTTCTTAGTTACACCTACTCCTAATGCTGAAAAGTATTTCTCAAATTCTAATACTACTGGGTGTTCTTCTAAACCCATTACATTAGGAAAGGATTCTCTCACATAGGATTCTATCTCCTTGATATTATCCTGTGCTGTTTCTACCGAATCAATCTGAACATAGATTGAATCAGTGTGGCCGTAAACTACTTTCATTTTCTCACGCTCTATAATCAAACATCATACCAACTGGTTGATTTGCTAATTTAGCAACTTCTTCCATAATGTCTCGCATATTCTTACTTGAACTTGTAACTGCTTCTAATCTACTAAGTAGGTCGTCTATGTCAATTTCCAATCCTGTAATTCTTGATTCTAATTCTTCTATTTTATTTTCCATTTCTTTACTCATAATATCACCGTCACTATTGTTATAATGGTTGCTATGTTTACGATATTTACCATCATTAATATCTTGTTACTCTTTGCTATCATAGCCAGCAATTCTTCTAATAACTCATTCGTCTTGTCCATCATCATTTCCATTCACCCCTTGTTCGGTGGTAATAATAATAGCATTACGCTTTAGATTATTCATCATAGAGAATAACTCTTTTATTTCTTGCAGGGTTATATCCCATGTTTCTTCTGTATCATACGATACTTTAACTGTTACAAATTTAGTTCTCATAATTTCTCACCACATAAACTCCTTCTCTTAATTTAGTTACTCCTTGTAGTCTCGTTAATACCCAGCCAACTGCTGAAACTGTTCCTATATATGGGCTAGTTCCATAATGAGTAACTACATCATTTAATACATGATGAGAAGTAAACTCACCTTCCATACGAAAGGCTGATTCTTTAATCCATCTTTTAAAATGGGTATTCATTCTTCTTCACCACACTTTCTAGCATCTAATAAATCTAAAACTGCATCGGCTTCACATACTTTACAGTGATACTTTCCTTGAAATTGGGGGTTGTGTTTTAATGGTTTAATACATTTCATGCTTTCATCTCCTTTGCTTTAAATGCCGCCAATCTAATTGCTTCTCTCGCACTTGCTGTTATACTAGCGGCTAAATTAACATCTGCCCAACCAAAGCCTTGAAAAGCAACAATTCCGTAAAATGATGCCATTAGTCTTTTAACTGCCATTTGATTATTATACCACTTGGCGTAGTCGCCATTGTCCGTTTCTCTTGCCTCTCGCATCAATGCTTTATATTCATTCCGCAACTCCTTCAATTCAATGACGGCTCTCGGTAATAATCCTAATTCATCAGTTTTATAATATAACATCTTAACTCTAGTTGTTTCGCTAAAATCTCTAGGAGTAAAAATATTAACTCCAAACTCGGTTGGTTCTGTTGATTTAGTTTCAAACGATATGTTCCGAGCAATCATCATACTAGGATAAAGACCAGCAAAATCAAATGCTGCTACATTAAGATGCAAACCATTTGTATTCTCACTAAGAGGGTCATAAATCATAGCCCCTTCATACTCTTCTCGCTTATCCACTTTACTACCAGTCTTACATTTCCACCAAGCATTTCTCATAAAGTAAATAGAACCCATATGACTAGCATAGAAACAAGCATCAAAAGGTGCTTTAAGTAATCGTTGTAGAGAAAGAATTGCTTCACTACAATAATTAGTTTCATCAATTTCAACAATCAATTCAACATCTTTAAGGGCATAATCTAAATAAGTTTGAGTATCTTCTAGCCAGCCTCTCCTATAAAACTCGTTTGGGTCAGGAAACTTCTCACTTACAAGTTTCTTTTTGTTTAGAACCATTTCAGATATGTAATCTAAAGACATAGATGGTAGCGTTCCCCTTTGAGAATCATTCCATTGTCGCTCAAAAGCGAGGTCTAATGAGAGGGTTATGCGGCCCGCTATGGGCTGTTCAATGGGGTTGAATCCAGTTTCACCATAAGCAAAAGTATGTCCATCACGCCCCTTCTTTACCCCTTTAATAGCCCCAACAGGAGACATTATGAGGGGGTTTAATCCAAGAGAACAAGCCCTATCCAATAACTTAGGAATATCCGCAAAGTTACCAAACCAAGCAATTAACATATCGGGGTCTTTTACAATCATTGTTACCATAAAAGATTCAATCATATCTTTTTCATTATCAAAAAACAATTCATTGTCTCCATCATAATTAGGAAACCAAGCCCACTGTTTATACTCTTTATCAAAGTTATCATACATAACAATAGCAGTAATCTTATTATGGTGTTCTCCACCTTGTTGCCATTCCATATCCCAATACCACTTTCGCATATTGTATTCGGGCATTTCATCTATTTCATTTATACAGTATCTAAAATGAAAAGGAACATCTGCTTCATAGGTCTTCTTAAACATTCCTTTAGCCCCTCTAATATCATAAGAAGATTCTACTAATACTTTCTTTAGAGGGATTGAGTCAATATTAACCCAATCACCATTAGCAAAACTAAAATCCCTAGTGATATACTTAGAGGGTTTATAATGAGCAGGTTCATTTGAATCTTCTTCAACATAGAAATATGGCTGATGCTCTACGATTTCATACTTCTTCTCACCGTTCTCTCTCCAAGATTTATAGATACTTTTACCGTCATTCATTTTGCTGATTATCATTATTATTCACCATTAACATAAGGGGCTTTAATTAAGAGCCTATCTTCTGCTACGATTAGTAAAGGGAATTCATCCTTTACATAGAAGTTAAGTAACTGTTCTTTCTTAAAGAAAGAATAAAGTGGGCCACTAAACTCAATTGTAGCGGGTTCTCCAAGTGTAAACACAGGAGTAAGTGTTTCGTCGTATTTGTTCTGAACATTCTGCCTAGTAGAAAACTTAGGCATACTGTTATTATAGTCTAATTTATAGACTCCACTCTTAACCAATTCACAAGTTTTAATACAAGAGGTGAATTGCTTATGAGTTAATGTAAATGCACCCTCAAACTTAGCCTTTCCGAAGTTAAATAACATTAACGGAACAGGTTGATAAGACACATGAGTTACCATTTGACTCAATCTGTTGATTGCATCCATATTAGGGTGTAGTATCACAATAGGAATAGATGCACTTTTATTACCAGAAGAGACTGTTATAAAGTCTCCCACTGAAAAAGTTACATTTTCTCCAAATGCTTTTAGATAAGGTAGAATAGTATTACTGTCAGTAATAACTGTTCCATTAGTTTCACCTACAACCTCTACATTAATATTAACTACGAAGGTAGGATTACCATTCCAAATGTTGAGGGAATTATCAGTGAGGCTCATATAAACATATGAACCAATATTACTACTAGTAAAACCACTATTAGTGAGAGCCTTACCTTTAACTTGAAGGCTCTCTAATGCTTCTTTAAACTTTTCTGCTTCTACTGTAAATTTCATTTCACTCACCATCTGTGAAACATTACCAAGTTTCTACTTTGGCTTGAATTGTAAATATCTTCCATTAGTTTCCCGTAAGAACTGGGTTTACTTTCCCCTGACATATCAAAGGTTTTTCGCCTATCATTAACTTGTAATTTCTTAAGCATTCTTCTATGAGAATAGTTTTCATTCTTAACTATTCTAATATAGGCATCAATAAATCTTGCATTTTTAGCAAAAGGAACATAAGGTAAAATATCACTTAAATAAGTAATAAAATTCTCAGCAAACTCCATATTATCTAATTCTAGATTACCTTTCTTAAAAGAAGTCATGCCTCCTTTACTATAAATCCTACATAAAGCAGTATAATTTAATCCACTTCTGTTATAAATACCTTGAATAATTTGGTATGGTTTTGCTAATTCTTTATCATCATTTAAAGCGAAAAAGTCTACATAGTTATTTATACTCCAGTTCTTTTGAATAGTATTCAAATCAATAATAACTTTAAGACTTTCTTTAGGAACAACAATAGCCGGAATAACCATATTTAATTCATTAGCCGCAGTATGTCTGTGCTGTCCATCAACAATAAAATACCTTTTATTATGTTTGGTTACAGTGATAGCGGTTAAAATTCCCCACTTCTCCATACTTGTCTTTAGTTTATTTACTATTGCTCGGCTTACCTCTCGGTTTCCGGTAATATATCCTATTTTATCGTTTGGTTTTATTTCTACTAGTTTATAATCTATCTTCATATTAATCCCTCTCTTAATTCTTCTGCACCATTCCAAGTAACTTGTCCATTACCTACTTCTAGTGTTTCCCATGTTTTACCAACAAGGGCAGTATTTGTTTTACTACTCATTACAGTAGCCTTGTAAACAACATTACCTTTCTTTTGTGTGCGCTTAGTGTTAATAATTTGGTGCAAGTAGTCTCCCCAATTATGCCAATTAGGTTTAGAGCCAATTACTTCACCAGTTGAACCGTAGTCAGCCTTTGAATGAGTAATGTAGATTTGGTCGCAGTTTAAATTCTTACACATCATAAGCAAAGAATAGAACGGTGCATTTCTCTTACCCCATTCAAACTTCATCTTTTGAGGCTTTCCAATCTTAGAAGAACCAGTTACATGAAGTGTGCAACAATCAAGCCACTTATCAATTCCATCAAAT